TAGTCGCCATTATTTTTTATGAACCTTTTGTATTTCAAAGCTGGCTGACTTACTAGCACCTTTGTGGGGCTTGAAGCCATCTTTAGGGTCTTTCATTAGTTTGTAGCTTTTACCACTCTTCATCCAGTGGTAGCCATCAGGAGCAGGGACTTTCATTTTTGACGCATAGACTCGTTATAGTCAGGCCCCTTATGAGCTTCTTCCATATCACGGATATTGCTGTAGACTTTACCGCCTTCCATATACATAGAACGATTTTTCATGCCGCCGTCTCCAGCTTTAGCACGAGCATACATACCACCCATAGCGCCTTTTCTACCCATCTTCTTTTTGTCACCGTGATCCATTCACACTCTCCTTCTTTCTAAAAATACGATCATAGTTGTCTTCGTATTTTTGACGGTTTTCATGCTTAAGGTACTGACCGCTTACCTTAGTTGTTCTTTTAGGACTCATTCTAATTGGCCGTTGTTCACTTCCAATCTGTGGCATATCTATCTCCAGAAAAGAAAAGGGGGAGTATTTCATCCCCCTATTGTTTTTAGTCGATACCGTAGAAAGCCGAAACGAGGGCTTCTGGACGGAGTACTTTAGCACCATATACATGGAGGCCACGTACAATATCACCAAAACTTGATGGATCACGAATCACTTCTGTATTCACGATGGTCTGTGCAGTACAGGTAGATGACATGTGACCAGCAATACACTTACCAGCCGCGTTAGTAGTCGCCGCAATGTTGTTGGTCTTGTACATATCAAAACCACGCAACTTGCCAGAGCTTACCAAACCATTACGGATGGAGCCTTGGCCTGCATTAAAATCAACGCTCAAGAGCTTAGAGCTACTTTGTACCAGTTGCTCATAGAACTCAGGGTTAGCAAGGAACCAGCGACCTTCTTCTGGAATGTTCTGCTCATCAAGCAGACGCGCCATGTGTGAAAGAACGTCAATAGGATCATGCTCGCCAGAAGCGTAACCGATGTCAAGGTTGCCAGCACCGTCGAAAGTACCAGCCGCCAAGTCAGTAGCACTATCAGAACCAAGGATGTGGTTCGGAGAGGACGCAGGGACGCCAGCAAACATAGCGGCAATTACACCTTCATCAAAAGCGTCACGCAATGCGTAAGCGGCTGAAGATGATGCAACTTCCTTAAAGTTTACGTGAGACATAGAAGTTTCAATATCGTCAACGATAAACTTAAATGCGTTCGCCGTATCAACAACAAGGCTGACTTCTTGATCCGTCAACTTAGTTGAAGTTACGTCTTGACCACGCTCGTACTGATAGACGGTGATTACCGGCTCTTTAATAATACGTACTGTATCACCAAAAGCAGTAATTTCACCAGCATAGTCGGTGTTAGTGATAGCTTCCGCTACTGAAGACTTCCGAAAGAAGTTAAGTACCTTCTTGGAATAGACAGCAGGAAGGAAGAACGAATTGGTCTGACCCGAAACAGAGTTTGCAAAGTTTGCATCTGTATCTGTTGTCGGCTCAAAGTACTGATCTGATTGGTTATAAGCCATGTTAAAAATCTCCTAAAAAGACAAGTGTTATCTTGCTACCCGTCCTTCTTCGATGGCACGATCAATTTCCTTTTCGTAACGATCATACTCATCAATAGACAGGGCGGCAATTTCCCGTTGTGTCCAAATCTTGGCTTCGCGTGGTTCAACGCCGGTAGTCTTTGTTGATACCATATCAGCCGCATTAGACCTTGAAAGTTGTGACGGACGAGAAGATTTCTTAATAGCAATATTATTTTCCATCTTATAAAGATCAATTGCACGACTTGCTAAAGATACATTATCTGGGTTTTTATAGATCCAACGCTGAATTTCTTCAGGCTGAGTCTTAGCCCATTCGTGAAAATTGTCATCACCCCTGATATCTTCAAAGTCAGGGTGTCGCTCTCTAAGAGCTAGTTCAGCATCACGCTTAGACATTTCTGCTTCTCGCGCTTCAATTACTGATAACTTTTGTTGAAGAGCGTTCATCTGCTCTTCGCTTCTCATATGAGCAACTGTTTCGACAGTATCATATAGATC